TTCTTAATGTAAATGCAATACCATCTGCTGCATCAACTCCGTCCCATCCTGATGCTTGTGATACATCCGTACCATAATCATCAATCTCACCAGTTCCGTTCATATAAATCGAACCATCTGCGGAATTCTTACGAATATCAGCCATTTTCTCTTTATACTTAGGGTCTTTGATTGATGGGTACTCTGGTCTTTTAGCAAATTCGGGCTTTCCTTCAATTGCTGCAACTAATTCTCTTGCTTCACTATGGAAGTTTGAATCAGTTAATGCAGAAACTGCTGCTTGGAACATTGCTTCTTTATATTTTTCATTACCCAACTTTTGTGGAGTAATTCCTGATTTCTCAGCTAATTTTTTAGCATCCTTATTTACTGATGGATTACCTGGTCTTTTCTTTTTAGGTTCTGATTTTGGTTCATCCGTTTTTGGTTCTTCCTTTGGAGTATCACCATCAGTTGAAAATGGATTCCATAAACCTCTCTTATCTACTTCTTTTTGTGTAGATGGTGCAACTTTAGCATCTTTTTGATGTGGATACTTTGTTGGGTTGTATGGTTCTAATTCAGATGTATTTACATTACCATCTGCATCAGTTTTAGTTTCACCTCTTTCATCGGCCATTCTTACAATACCAACTGTCTTAGTTCTTGTATTATATACAACTTTATCAACACCCATAGATGAGGTTGATTTAGACGTATCGGATTTAGGTTCTGATTTTGTTGGTTTATCGAAGATATTTACCTTTGAAGTAGTACCACCTGATTTAGTTGATTTAGTATCTCCTTTTTCAGAGTGAGTTCCTGCTTTAATTGCAGCATCTTTACTAGCTTTTGATTTAAATACTGATGTTTTACCACTTGCTTTGTTAGTAGCAGTAAAAGTTTCTTCATTAAGTAAATTATGTAATTTAATCATCTTTATTATTCCTATATTTTAAAATCCTATTGAGACCGTTTGGTTATCAAATTCTATCCAACGTATTTTTAATGAAATCAAATCTTTTAAATCTTGTGTATCCATTCTCCAATTTTTCTCTGACATTTTAATATCAACGATATTACCATGTATACCATCCCAAATTGTAATAATCTTACCACCAAAAAACTTTACAAATTGTTGAACTTGTTTTTGTTTAGTAGAATCTAATTCATTAAATTTAATTTCAGATGCTTCTTTAATTAAAGATTTACCTTCTGTCATTATAGTTTTATGTGTATATAAATCTAATTTACCATCTTCTTTTATCTTTACATCGTAGTTAGTCTTACGAATATCGTTATGACCACCCTTATATGGAGTGTCACCAACTTCTTTTTTAATACTACCTAACTCAATCTTATTGTTCTTTAAGTAATCTTGTATACTAAATCCCATTTTATTATTCCTTTATGATAATTCAGTAATGATTTCTCTCATAAGGTCTTGTGCCTTACAATAATCACCACAAACTATCGCTTGTTCTTGTAATTGTTTGTTTACGGATTCATTCATTGGCACCATAAATGCACCATGAGTAGATGGGTTAGATACGAAATCCCACCCAATCAATTCAAAGTCATCACCAACTTTTACTTTGCCTTCACCCATAGGTGTTACCGAACCCATACCACGAGATGAAATTCCTAATAGGATTCCTGCTCTTAATAATTCTTTTAATATATTACCGGATGGTGTTGGTAAGATTTCTACTGTTCCGCATAAATCATCACCTTCCCACCATATTTCTTTTATGTTATGAGAAACGTTTTTTAGGTTGATTACTGATGAATCTGGATGGTCTAATTCTCCCAAAGCTCTTCTCTCTTTGATAAGAACTTCATATTTCTTTGCTTCACGCATTAAAATTTCTCTTGGATAGATTCTACCATTCTGATTTTCTGCTACTGCTCTTTGTAATACACCTTTAACAAGTGTTCTACCAGATGCATCTTCGTTGATTCTACCCTCAAAAAGATTAGTCTCAATTAATAAATTTTTCATTATGCTCCCCAAACGTTTCGTTTTTTAAATAAGTCAAAAAATATTGCAGAAACTTCTTTGCGAATAATATCTCTAATAAGTTTTTCATCCTCACTAGTAATTTCTTCGTTTACAAATCCCCATTTTACTTGTAGGATTTCTTCGTCAATTATTTCTAACAATCTTTTTTTAGTCATTGCGATTAATTACTACTTCTTTTTGTTTTCGTTTTTTTCACCCTTGCCTTGCCATGCCGCATCAACTTTGTCAAAGAATGCTTTCTTTTCTTCTTCGGACATATCTGGTATTGATTTTCCAGCCTTATCTAACGCGTTTTGAAAGAATTGTTGGTATTCGTTTTCTTCTACCATCACTTCTTTTACAATTTCTTTTAATCTTGAACGTGATATTTTCATTATTTTTCTATCTCCTGTATTGTTTTTGCAATGTTAATTAATCTCTCTTTTATCTTATAAATATGACCGTGCGTTCTTTTCCAAAAAGTATCGGATGATAACTCGTTCATTGTTTTGATTTGGTTGTACCAACGGAAAAACTTTTCTACTTCACTTAACTGATGTTTTAGTTCTTTTAATCCTACTGCAAGTTTTTTATTAGCATGCATAGATTCATCATTTTTTAATTCTAACCAACGATTTACCGGTCTATGTGATTTACCTTCGTTTACTGATTCTAATATTTTTGAAGATTTTTCTATTGCTACTATGGTATTAGGATGTGTTGTAACTCTAAAACCAAATTTTGGAATTTCCTTAACGCCTGAAAATTTATCTTTTAACGATGGGTGTGATACAAATACACCACCCGGTAGATTGTATATGATACTTCCGTGTGGTAAAACTACATTTGTATAATTTCCAATTTGTGCACCTTTTACATCTTTTGTTAATTGATATTTCTTATTATCTAAATTAGTAATAGTTCTACCAGAGTTACCTGATACGAATGAAGTAGATACTTCGTTTACTGATTCTTTTATTTTTCTTTTTTGTTGGATTATTTGTTGGATTTGTGAAAATATAGATTGTATATCTTTATCTAATTGTTTTTCATCAGCACTCATTGGTGATTCAATATCTACGTTAGAATAAAGTTTTTTCTTTTTAGCAATTAATACATCTACTTTTTTAATTAAATCGTTCCTAACTTTATCTAAATCTTTTACAATTTCAGATGCAGTTGCTTCACTTATAGATTCATCAATATTTTCAACATCATTATCTACTAATGTGTAACCTAATTGAGTTGCGGTTTTTTTTCTTTTTTCAGAACTATTCTTGCCAGAAAAAGCAAAAGGAGTCTGATAACCATCGACATTACCTGTCACATTGGCTTCTTCTAACTCCTCTTCAACTTCTTTAATAAGTTCGTCTATATACGATTTAAGATTTTCTTTCTTTAACATTTTTTATTTCCTTTATTAATTCATATGACATCATCAACGCAGAAACTTGTTCATCGGTAACTTTTTTACCAATTTTCTGTTGTTTCATAACATTAATAGTTTCTTTCAACTTAATCTTTGTGATTTTATCATTAACTTCGGAATAAAGTTTGTGTAATTCAGTTACAACAACTTTCAATTTGGAATCATAATATTCACCAAATTTAGAGGTGTTGGTTACGTTGTTAATATACTCTCTTAGAATATCTTTTTGTTCATCATTTAAGTTAGTATATTTCTTGTTAAATGTTTCAACAAGAATTTTATATGTAAGTAATCTTAAATCTTTCTCTTGTTTTCTATAATCTTCCATCAACTTATCTTCTTTTTGTTTTAAAGATGGGGTTGAAGTAGATATATGTTCAATTAAAGTTAATTTAGCATCAAATACATCTTTAACATTAGTTACATCTTGTATCTTTGCTTCAAATATCTTATGAACTGATGCCAATACTTTATAGTTAGATACTGGTGATGATAAGAATGAATCTAATTCGAAATTTTCTTTGATTGACTTTACAAGATTATATTTTTCTCTTGAAAGTTTATTCTCATCCAATTTTGTACGAGTTTCGATAATAGCATCAATGTACTTTTCTGCTTTACCCTCTGAATTATATTTTTCGTTTATTAACAAATTAAATAAGCGTAATTCCTTAGCCAATTCAGTTTTTCCACCAAAGAATTCTTGTACTATTCTTTTGGCTTTTTCTTCCGGTGCGTTGTTTAATATCTCCAACGTTATTTGACGTGTTAGCAATTCAAATAAAAACCCAGTATTTTTGAATTTCGAATGTTTTATTTTTTTCATTTTGTTTAATCCTTATTTTGATAGACTCAAAATTCCTCTATATAAATATTAAAAATTATAAGTTAAATTAATTTTCCGTATCATCGATAATATTAGTCTCATCTAACATATCTTTCATTTCATGTAAAAACTTACGTTTTGATGCAATACCATTGATAAAAGTTTTAGCTTTGTGTTCTGAAGTCCTACTACGTTTTGAAGTTCTTTCATTATCACCTAATGGGTCTCTACCATATGGATGTTTATCCTTACCATAGGTATTACCTTCACGAGGTCTTCCCACATTTGCTTTAAGTTCACTCTTTAAGTTCTCTAAACTTTCCTCAACATCAGTTTGTTTTGGTGGATTAGCAGGGTCATTACCCTCATTTTCAATTGAATTGTAACGGAATGTATCTTTAATATCTTCTACAATCTTACCACGTTGTTCAGTTTGTTCAGATTCGGACATTTTGAAAATATTATCATATATCCAATCCTTTGATAGCATTTTTAAAGATTGCATATCAGTTGCCAAACGAATCTTTTCAGACCATAGATTTACTTTTTCTTGTTCGTAGATTGTAGATGGATTAACTAAACTAATTTCGAAATTAGTCATTTCTGCATCTTGTATACCATTACCGAATAAGTGTATAACACCAATTCTTGATAATTCAGATGTAACCATTTTTTGGATTCTTTCAATAGTTCGTGCGAAACGAACATCTTCTGCTGCTAGAGTTGCTTTACCATTTACATTTTCATCGTACCCCAAATAAGCCTTTGGAATTTTTAATGCAGCAAATAATTTACCTTTTAAGTATTCAATATCTTCGGTTGCAGTGTATTCTAACCCACTTAGGTTTTCAATGTTAGTTCCACTATCACCACCTCTTACCGGTAGATAAAAATCTTCCGTTAAGTTTTGCATATTATATTTTAAGTTGTAATCACCTGTATCTTTATTAACAAAAGGAACTTTTTTCATTTTGGTAATGATACGTTGCATGTAATTATCAACTTCAGTTGGATTGATATTACCAATATCAATTTTAAACACTCTCTTTTCAGGTGCTCTCATAATACGATGGATTAACATCGCATCTTCCATAAGGGATAATTGTTTCCACAATCTTCTACCATTCTCTACCATAGATTTACCATATGGTAACCAGTTAGTATCGGATAATAGACGAAAGTGAGCTATTTCAAAGTTATCATAATCTACTTTTCCAATAGCATCATCCATTACTCTGAATTTTACCATATGAGGATTAGTAGGGTCGTTTCCTTCTAAACGTTCTGTATTATATTGTGAGTATGGAGTTACGTTTACAATACCTTTACCATCTGCAATTTCCAATCCTAAGAAGAAATCACCATATTTACACATATTACGAACCCACGGCCATAAACTAAATTCAATATTTAAAATATCGTAGTATAAGTTTTCTAATAATTCTTGAACACGTGGATTATCAGAACGGATGATTAACATATCACCAAATTCGTTCTTCAAAGTAGATTCATCTGCGTAGATATCCAAAGCCGATGCAATAATCGGGTCTTGGTCCATAGCATCATAATCTCTAAAAACTTCTCTACGAACTTGTTGGTATGCCATTGATTGCGCACCACCTGCTTGTTCATAGAAAGATTTTTGAATTTTTGTGTATCTGTCTCTTAATGATGATAGGTTAGTTTCTTGTCTCTCATCGAAATCAAAAACTTTTCTCTTTCCATCAGGCGTAACTGTAACGATAGCCTTTTGGGAAAAGAGTTTTCTTAACCTACCAAAAAATGAAGTATCTGCCATATTTTATTATTTTACCATTTTCTACAAGACCAATAGTTTGCCTTTGTTCTTGGACCAGGATTATCACAATTCATTCTTGCTCTAAAAGATTTTCTAGCAGCTGGATTATCCTTTTTAATTACCATTCCCTTTTGACCAAAGTTTACCTTGATAACTTTACCTGTCTTAGGATTTTTTACATACACTTTAAATTTCTTAACATCACCTTGCATTGGTTTACCCAATTTAACTTCTCTACCTTGATATTCGGCTTCGAACACACAATTACAATTTGCTTCTTGTAATTCTGATGAATACGCTTTTAGAAAATTTAAAAAATCTTCTTCATCTTCATCTTCTACATCTAATTCATCATAATCTAAGAAATTGTTTTCAGGTTGGTCGAATGGGTAATCCTCTACTTCTTCCTTATAAATGTTTTTTAACTTTATCATTGGTTGCTTCTCCTATACACTATAAATATATACATTTTTTTATTTAATTATTTTAACAACCACGACAAATCTTCCGTTTGATTACCAACTCTCATTTGCCAAGGGTTTTCATCATATGAACTATTACCACCAAACCCATCAACTTGTGTTACACTTTGATTTATACCACCTAATGCTTGTTTAGTTAAATCTATACCTTCTTGTCTTAATCTTAATGCAGTATCTCTAACCCATAATCCAATCGAAAGGGCCATAACTAAGTCATCATTATAACCTTTCATTGCTTCTGCACGATTACCATTCCAAATAAATGTAAATAGTTCATCAATTAACCTCGTAGAACGGATTGTAAAGGATTTCTCTCTTAGGTAATCATCTAACTTAGAAATAATTAATGGACGGGTTTTAGAGGTAGTAGAGAACCCAGCAACCATACCTCGTTCTTCTGCCCTAAACTTATTCGTCATCTGATGTGCTACATCTACATATTTTAAATCTTTACTCATATAGAATAAGTTTCCGTATCCTCTATCTATTACTTGTTGAATAACAGCCCAACCAATATTTGCGTTCTCCACAACTAACAATGCGTTGTTATAATCAGTTGATAATGAAACTAAGAAGTTTCCAAAATCTTTTGTATCTAATTTACCTTTGTATTCCGCGACTTGTGTTGAATTCACTACATCAAATACTTGTGCAGTAGAATAATCGGCACCATCACCACGAGCAACGTCGGCAACTACCATATATGATTGATTGTAATCTGGATATTCCCATTTCCAAAGGTTTCCATCGAATCCAGTCTTCTCCAATGGTTCTTGACAATAGGTTTCTCTATAAAATTGTAATAATGCAGGGTCAATGACAGTGTCACCGGAACTTACAAAATCACAATCACACTCTTGTGCTGCACCTTTTGGTCCTAATAATCTTTCTTGTTCATCTCGCCATGGCTGAGAACGTTCAGGATGTACTGACCAGTGTAAACGAATGGTATTAAAACCATTTCTACCTTCTTCTGCGCCAACCCACGTTCTATGAAAGAAATTACCCACACCATTTGGTGTAGAAAGAATAATTGCGTTACCACCCGTTGATAATGTAGATTGAGCAGATATCCATATATCTTCAATACTATCAATAAATGCTGCCTCATCAAATACTAATAGGGATAGAGCTTCGGAACGACCAGCATCACTTGCTGCAGAGGTTGCTTTAGCCTGTGAACCATTTGAGTAACGTAATGAAAGTTTATTATCTTCAACTGTGGTTTGTTTTAACCAACTTGGAAGATATTGATTCATTACCCTAATCTTAGTAATAAGGTTTTTAGCAACTTCTTGTTTAGTTGCAATTACTAATACGTTAAAATCTTGATTAAATAACATCTTCCAAAGAGAGAATCCCGCAACTAAGGTAGATATACCCGTTTGACGTGATTTCAGTACGATGTTATAACGATTATTTTTAAAATCGGTTAGAGTATCTTCCTGAAATGGATATAAATGAAATGGAATTTTACCTCGTACCGGATGTTGAATCATACAATACTTACGCATGAAATATATCGGGTCACCAGCACATTTCTGATACTCAATTTTAATTATATCTTTTAATGAAGCACCTGCCATACTACAAATAGTGTTCTAATTTGTTTTCTTTTAAAATTTCGAAAGCATTATTTCTAAATTTCTCTACTGCTTCTAATTCAGTTCTACCGAATTCAATCATTTCCATCAATTCAGCTTTTACTTCTTCTACTGGTTGTGGTAATTCCCATTTTTCAGTAGTACCATCCTCATTTATATATTCATAATAAGGTTTCACATCACTATAAGCCTGTTGGAGTTCTTCTAATTTAATTTTACCCTCAATTAACATACGAGTATATATTTTATAATCTTCGTATTGTTCCCAAAATCCTAATGCACGAATTTTAGTTTCGAATTCGGCCAAACAATTGGCACAATATCCGGTCTTTTGAATTAATTTTTTATGTGTTGGGGTAAATTTGATTGTTTTGCATTCCGAACCTTTACAACGAGATTGTTCATCTTTCCATTTACGAAGTTCTTCAAACGCTTCAGAGTTTTTAGAAGTTTTTAGAGTAAACCCTTCTTTCTTTTCGTATTTATGATGTTCATCTTCCCAAACATCACCAACGTTACGTTCTATTTTATCAGCATTCCAACCTATTTGGGTGTTAGTTTCGTATTCTTGTCCATGTAACACCATATCAACCAACTTTCTACGAGTTGGGTGCATGTATTTCTTTTTAAACTCCTTAGCCATTATTATTATATATTAGGTTTTTATTTTTATATAGATAAATATGGCGAAAGAGATATTTTTAATAAAAAATACCTAAAAGTTGATTCAATGATGCAAACGCACCAGTTAATTTAAATGTTTGTCCGTTATAAATAAATACAATACCTTCAATTGGGACTATTTTATCAGGTCCACCAATTGCATTTAATCTTTTTAATTCTAATTTTAATTTTTCTATTTTCTTAGGGTCACCACTTACTTCAACATCTTTGATTGTTTGTTCTAAACGCTTCTTCATGTCTCTAACAGCCTTATCTGGATTTACCGTCAATACTGATGCCGTGAATGAAAGAACTTCTGCACCCACTCCTAAGAATATATCTTCAAATTTCATTAGGTTATCTTTTGTGATACCTTTGTGGTCTTCTTTATCTATCTTAGTTGCCCAGGCAAGTGTTTTATCATCCGTAATAGTGTTCTTATCAATACGGAAACCTTTTTCACCAAACGCCCATCTCTTAACTAATCCAATTTTAATACTATTATCTAAGATAGTTGGTGATTTTTTATCTATAAAATTTTCCCACCATGATTGATGATATTCTGCAACACCTGCAGTATCACCTAAACTAAATTCTTTTTGTAATTTTGAAATCTTAGCAAGATATTTTGGTTTCTTAGATGACAGATTTTGTGATTTAGGTAATTTTAATACCGGTGGTCCTTGTAATGTATAATTATCTTGTACGTTTTGTTCTACTTGTTTAATCATACCACCTAATATTCTACCTGATTGTTGGTCTTCACCAATTGCGTTACCACTTTCATCATATTCCATAGTTCCGTGAAATACTAACAATGGTTGACCATATGGAATCACATTTACTGATGTTGGGTATATTACCTCAATATTCATAAAACATGCACCATTTTTAAAAATCTTTTCTTTTTGTTTATCCGAAAGTGATTTAATAGCTTTTGTTAAATCTTGCATTGCAAAATTATATGCTTTTTCTAATTCACCTCTTCCAGCAAACTTAGTAGCAATTCCACTAATATCCAATGCGTTTGCACCTCTGTTAGCCAAATGGCCTTTATTTCTTGCTGCTACTAATTTTCC